TTAGTTACTTCGGTAGCTAGTGGTTCTACATTTAGTGGTTCGGTATTCCTTTCATCTGGCTCTATCTTTAGTGGTAGTGGTGCAGGATTGTTCGACATACCGAGAACGGCATTGGCACCTGATGCGTTAGTTGCTACTTTAATAGGAAGTGGTAGTGTAACCGCATCGGTATCTCCTAATAATGGATTTGTAGTTACATCTGCTGATAGTGGTTCTCAATTTACAGGTTCTATTAATGTAAGTGGAAGTGTAACGGCTCAATTCTTTTTTGGTGATGGTTCTCAATTAACAAATGTTCCATCAGTAGAATCTGCTAAAATAGCAAGTGGTAGTGTAACGGCATCAGTTTCACCTGATTTAGGATTTGTAGTGGAATCGCCTGATAGTGGTTCTACATTCTTTGGTAATGTAACTCTTTCATCAGGCTCTATATTTAGTGGTAGTGGAGCAGGATTATTCGATATTCCTCGTTCAGCTTTAACTCCGGATGCATTATTTGCTACATTGATAGCAAGTGGTTCGGTAACTGCTTCTGTATCACCTGATAGAGGATTGGTTGTGGTATCTGCTGAAAGTGGTTCTGAATTTACGGGTTCAGTTGATGTTAGTGGAAGTGTAACCGCACAATTCTTTGTGGGAGATGGTTCTCAATTAACAAACATACCAGCATTAACCGCACCTCGTATAGCTAGTGGTAGTGTAACTGCATCGGTAGAAGATGGACAAAGATTTAAAGTAATATCTGCAGCAAGTGGTTCTGAATTTACAGGAAGTGTTAATATATTTGGTTTAGTTTCAGCATCGGTATATAGTGGTAGTGGAGCAGGATTATTTGATATTCCTCGTTCCGCTTTAACAGCAGATGCACTTGCTGCTAATTTAATATTTAGTGGTTCGGCAACAGCATCTATTTCACCTATTGCTGGATTTAGAGTTAATGTTGATTCTTATATTGATGGTAATTTATATGTAAGTGAATCTATAATAGCAGAATCTATTATTGTAAATTTTGTTTCATCTTCAATAATTTATTCATCGGGCTCAAATATATTTGGTGATGAATTAACTGATAAGCAACAATTTACAGGCTCAGTTGATGTAACGGGTTCTCTTAAAGTTAACGGAATTGTAACTGCATCTTTATATAGAGGTGATGGTAGTGGATTATTTAACATTCCATTATCAGCATTATCTGAAGATAGTTTTAAAATAGCAACGGGTTCGGTAACGGCTTCGGTTGATTCGGAAAGAGGATTTATAGTTCAATCTATTGATAGTGGTTCAGAATTTACAGGTTCTATAGAAGTTAGTGGAAGTGTAACCGCACAATCATTTAGTGGTTCATTTAGTGGTAGTGGTGCTAATTTATTTAATATACCATTATCTGCATTATCTGATGAATCTAAACGAATAGCAACCGGTTCAGTAACAGCATCAGCAACAATAGAAGGATTCTATGTTCAATCGAGATTATCTGGTTCACACTTCAATAGTGATGTAACTATAACAGGTTCATTAACTGTTAGTGGAAGTAATACATTTAGAAACTTTGGACCTGCTGTATTTACGGGCAACACTCAATTTATTGGTGATACAACGTTTACGGGAAGTTTATTTATAACGGGCGGTAACATCATATTAGCACCTGATGCATTCTTCTCAGGTTCTGGTGCTGGATTAACTAACATTCCATTCTCCAATTTAACGGGAGATGCTGCTAGAATAGCAAGTGGTAGTGTAACGGCATCGGTAAGTGATAACAACGGATTTGTTGTTAAATCAATCTCAAGCGGTTCTCAGTTTACGGGTAGTTTAAAAGTAAACACATCTATTGATGGATTGGTAGCAAAATACGCAACTGAATTTGATGTAACTGCTAGTAATTTACAATATTTAATTAATAATGAATTTACAAATGTAATTAATTTAGTTAGAGGTGAGACATATACATTTAATGTAAGTGTTCCTAATAACGCATTTTACATAAAAACTGAAGGAATAACAGGTGGTGGTAGCACATATGAAGATGGTGTTACTGGTAATGGAACTGATGTTGGAACAATTACATTTGTAGTTCCAAACAACGCACCTAATACTCTTTATTATAATAGTGAATATCAATCAACATTAACTGGTATATTCAAAATATATGATTCAATACCAACTTCACCTATAATATTAATTGGTGATACTACAATTACGGGTTCTTTAATTGTAAGTAGAGATATTGAAGCAAAGAGTTTTAGTGGTAGTGGTGAAAATTTATTTAATATACCTGAATCTGCATTATCATTTAATATCGCTAGAATTGCAAGTGGTAGTGTAACTGCATCCGTAAGTGATGAGAGTGGATTCGTTGTTAAATCAGTTGCAAGTGGTTCAATATTTAGTGGAAGTGTTTTCTTAAGTAGTGGTAGTATATTTAGTGGTAGTGGTGCTGGATTATTTGATATTCCGAGAACGGCATTAGCACCTGATGCATTAACATCAACTGCATTGGCATCGGGCTCAGTAACGGCATCTGTATCGCCTGATTTAGGGTTTGTAGTTATATCACCTAATAGTGGTTCTACATTCACAGGTTCACTTAATATTACGGGTTCTGTATCAGCATCTATATTCAGAGGGGATGGTAGTGGATTATTCAATATTAGTATATCTAATTTAGCATTAGATTCATCTAAAATATTTACGGGTTCTGTAACGGCATCAGTTCACGCGGATGGATACTTTAGAGTATTTGATGCAACTGGTAGTGTAGCTTCTGAATTTAGTGGTAGTTTATATGTATCTGAATCTGCATACGCAAGATTCTTTGTTGGAGATGGTTCTCAATTAACAAATGTTCAAGCAGCAGCTGCACCATTAATAGCAAGTGCTAGTGTAACTGCATCAGTTGCGGATGGACAGAGATTTATTGTAAAATCTGCCGCAAGTGGTTCGCAATTTACGGGTTCTATAAATGTAAGTGGTTCAATATCAGCATCACTATTTAGAGGCGATGGTAGTGCATTATTTAACATTCCATTAGATGCATTAGAAGGACTTCAATTGGATAGAATCCAATCGGGTTCATCAACTGCTATTATTAGTAACCAATTATTAGTTAATGTTCCGGTATCATCATCATTATTTAGAGGAGATGGTAGTGGATTATTTAATATACCACTAAGTTCATTAGAGAATCTTCAATTAAGTAAAATTAATTCAGGTTCATTCCAAGCAGAAATATCACCAAATAAAGGATTGCAAGTTAACACATCGGCTAGTATAGCTGGTAACTTAAATGTAACAGGTGGTTTATTTGTAACGGGTGGTAATATAGTAGCAGCAACAGGTTCGGGATTTGTTGGAGATGGTAGTGGATTAACTAATATCACAATTGCTAATTTAGCATTTGAAACGGCTATATTAAAGAGTGGTTCATTTACGGCATCTATTTCACCTGATAAGGGATTTGTTGTAAATACATCCGCATCAATTTGGGGTAATCTTTATGTTGGTGATAATGTTACAGCTTATGATATAACGGCATCTCATAGAATATTTGCACCTACAGTAACAGGTTCTTTATTAGGAACTTATAAATTCCAGGGTGAAGGCCCAACTGCATCTGCAGAATACAATGTGTTAAGATATGATACTAATAGAGAATATTATGTTCCTCAACCGGATTTTAGTTTAACTGAAGTAGTATCATTTGCAAACCAAACGGATTTATATGTAACGCATAGTTTAGGTGTTAGATATCCGGTTGTTCAAATATATGAAACAGGCTCAGCTGGAACTGAAGCTCAGATTTTACCATTGGACATTATTTCAATTAATGAAAATGTAACAAGAATAAGATTTAGTGGAGTTACAACGGGTAAGGTTGTAGTTGGAAGTGGTGGTTCGGTATTAAGTGGAACAATCGAAGGTAATAGAGTATTAGGAACAGTCCTTTCAGCATCATTTGCAGTTAATGCTGGAACTGCTGAAAGTATTCAGGGATTTGACTCGGCATCATTATCGGCATTATCAGCATCTTTAGCAGGTGGTTCTCAATATGTATTGAATTCACAAACCTCATCTATGAGGGTGTTTTCATCATCATTTGCAAGTATAGCTGAATTTGCACTAAACGCAACTACAATTGATACGGGTTCGTTTGTTCAGACATCACAAACTGCATCAATGAGTGTGTTGTTTGCACAAACTGCATCTTATGTAAGTGGTTTGGGTAATTTGACTGGATTGGTCCAATCATCACAAACGGCTTCAATGTATGTTTACTCAGCATCATTTGCATCAGTTGCGGAATTCGCTCTGAATTCACAAAATGTTGATACTGCATCATTTGTTCAAGCAAATCAAGATAGTGTAATTAACGCTAACTTATTAGTTAGTGGTAGTTTAGGTGTGAGTGGTAGTTTATATTTAAATTTCCCAACAACAGGTTCTACTTCTCAGATAGCATTAGTTTATAACAATACAACAAAGAAGGTAGAAGCTAGAGCATTATCTGAAATATCGGGAACTTCGGGAACATCTGGTTTAGATGGAACAAATGGAACATCGGGAACTTCGGGTACAGCAGGAACAAGCGGAACTGCTGGAACAAGCGGAACTGCTGGAACAAGCGGAACATCTGGCGTTGATGGAACATCAGGAACTGCTGGAACTTCGGGAACTGCAGGGACAAGTGGAACTGCTGGAACATCTGGTACAAGTGGTATAGATGGAAGTAGTGGAACATCGGGAACTAGCGGAACTGCGGGGACTAGTGGAACTGCTGGAACAAGCGGAACTGCGGGGACTAGTGGAACTGCTGGAACAAGCGGAACGGCTGGAACATCAGGAACTGCTGGAACGAGTGGAAGTAGTGGTTCATCAGGAACCGCAGGAACGAGTGGAACTGCAGGGACAAGCGGAACTTCAGCAACAAGCGGAACTTCAGGAACTTCGGGAACATCAGGAAGTAGTGGTTCTTCTGGCTCATCGGGAAGTAGTGGAAGTAGTGGAAGTAGTGGTTCATCGGGAAGTAGTGGAAGTAGTGGTTCATCGGGAAGTAGTGGTTCTTCGGGAAGTAGTGGTTCTTCGGGAACAAGCGGAACATCAGCAACGAGCGGAACATCAGGAACATCGGGAAGTAGTGGTTCATCAGGAACTGCTGGGACAAGCGGAACTGCGGGAACGAGTGGAACTGCAGGAACGAGTGGAACTGCAGGAACGAGCGGTAGTAGTGGAACTGCGGGAACAAGCGGAACTGCTGGAACGAGTGGTAGTAGTGGAACTGCGGGAACAAGTGGAACTGCTGGGACAAGTGGAAGTAGTGGAAGTAGTGGTATAGATGGAACATCAGGAACGAGTGGAACTGCAGGAACAAGTGGAACGGCAGGGACTAGTGGAACTGCAGGAACGAGTGGAACTGCTGGAACAAGCGGAACTGCTGGAACTTCGGGTTCATCAGGTACTAGTGGAACATCGGGAATAAGTGGAACAAGCGGAACTAGTGGAACTAGTGGAAGTAGCGGAAGTAGTGGTTCATCCGGAACATCGGGAACATCCGGAACTACTGGAACGAGTGGAAGTAGTGGAACATCTGGAACTACAGGAACGAGTGGTAGTAGCGGTACATCAGGATTGGATGGAACTTCGGGAACAAGTGGTGTTGATGGAACATCAGGTACAAGTGGTATCGATGGAACTTCGGGAACATCAGGAACATCGGGAATAGATGGAACTTCGGGAACAAGCGGTATAGATGGAACTTCGGGAACATCAGGAACATCGGGAATAGATGGAACTTCGGGAACAAGCGGAACGAGTGGAGTTGATGGAACAAACGGAACATCAGGAACTTCGGGAACAAGTGGTATAGATGGAACTTCGGGTTCATCGGGAACATCAGGAACTTCGGGAATTAGTGGAACAAGTGGAACTTCGGGTTCAAGCGGAAGCAGTGGAACGAGTGGAACAAGTGGCCAAAGTGGAAGTAGTGGAACGAGTGGAACTGCTGGAACATCAGGCACAAGTGGTATCGATGGAAGTGCGGGAACTTCAGGAACTTCGGGAACTGCTGGAACATCAGGTACAAGTGGTATAGATGGAACTTCTGGAACGAGTGGAAGTAGTGGAACGAGTGGAACTACGGGCACATCAGGAACATCAGGAACTGCTGGAACAAGCGGAACGGCAGGGACTAGTGGTAGTAGTGGAACGAGTGGAACGGCTGGAACATCAGGAACAGCAGGAACATCGGGAACTGCTGGGACAAGTGGAACGAGTGGTGTTGATGGAACGAGTGGAACATCTGGAACATCGGGAACTACTGGAACATCAGGAACTTCGGGAAGTAGTGGAACGGCTGGAACATCAGGAACTTCGGGTATAGATGGAACAAGCGGAAGTGCTGGAACTTCGGGAATTTCAGGAACTGCTGGAACAAGTGGAACTGCTGGAACTTCGGGAACGAGTGGTATAAGTGGAACATCAGGAACTGCTGGAACAAGCGGAACTTCGGGAATCGATGGAAGTAGTGGAACATCGGGAATCGATGGAACTTTTGGAACTAGTGGAACTGCTGGAACAAGTGGAACTGCTGGAACATCAGGAACTTCGGGAATTGATGGAACTTCAGGTATAGATGGAACGAGTGGAAGTGCAGGAACATCAGGAACTACTGGAACAAGCGGAACTGCAGGAACTTCTGGAACTGCTGGAACAAGCGGTATTAGTGGAACATCAGGTACAAGTGGTATAGATGGAACATCGGGAACTGCTGGAACAAGCGGTAGTGCTGGAACATCTGGTACTAGTGGATTAGATGGAACATTCTTTGGTAGTAGTGGAACAAGCGGAACTTCGGGAACAACGGGTACGAGTGGGACTGCAGGAACAAGCGGAACTGCAGGAACATCGGGAACAAGCGGTGTGGATGGGACAAGTGGAACTGCTGGAACATCTGGTACGAGTGGTATCAATGGAACAAGCGGAACTAGTGGAACATCGGGCACATCAGCAACTTCGGGAACAAGTGGTTTAGATGGAACTTTCTTTGGTTCATCAGGAACTTCAGGAACTTCTGGAGAAAGTGGAACATCAGGTATTGATGGTTCACATGGAACATCAGGAACTTCGGGAACAAGCGGAAGAGATGGAACATTCTTTGGAAGTAGTGGAACTTCAGGTACAAGTGGTGTAAGTGGAACAAGCGGAACTACGGGTACAAGTGGTAGTAGTGGAACGAGTGGATTGGATGGAACATTCTTTGGAAGTAGTGGAACATCGGGAAGCAGTGGAACATCAGGTATTAGTGGTTCTGCGGGAACTTCGGGAACTGCTGGAACGAGTGGAACAAGTGGTTTAGATGGAACATACTTTGGTTCATCGGGAACTTCGGGTATAACAGGAACTTCGGGAACAACTGGAACATCTGGTACAGCAGGAACTTCGGGAACAAGCGGTTTAGATGGAACATTCTTTGGAAGTAGTGGAACTTCAGGAACATCAGGAACTTCGGGAACTACAGGAACATCAGGAACTTCGGGAACGAGTGGATTGGATGGAACTTATTTTGGTTCATCGGGAACTTCGGGAACTGCTGGAACAAGTGGAAGTGATGGAACAAACGGAACTTCGGGAACATCTGGTACAAGTGGATTAGATGGAACTTTCTTTGGTTCATCTGGTACAAGTGGAAGTAGTGGAACTTCTGGATTGGATGGCTCAAACGGAACTTCGGGAACATCAGGAACAAGCGGTTTGGATGGAACATACTTTGGTTCTTCGGGAACTTCGGGAACTTCAGGCTCATCAGGAACTTCAGCAACAAGTGGAACGAGTGGAACATCGGGTACATCCGGACTTTTATTATTAACTGGAACAACTGATAATGGTGTAATAACTTATGTTAACGCAACCGGATTTGGACAAGTTGAAAGTAGTTTTAAATTTGATTCTAGCAAATTAGAAGTTACTGGTTCTGTAAACCCAACTATTTATAGTGAAACTCATGCTTCTTTAGGAACGGGTGGTAGTGTAACTTTAGATTTAGCAACGGCTAATAACTTTACAAGAACTGTAAATGCGAACACAACATTTACATTTGGTAGCCCACCACCTAATAGAGCATTTGGATTTACAATAGCATTGGTAAATGCAGGAGCATATGTTATAACTTGGCCAAACACTGTTAGATGGGCAGGAGCAACCGCACCAATATTAACATCAGCTGGAACTGATGTATTGACTTTCTATACTTTGGATGGTGGTAATAACTACTATGGTTTCTTAATTGGATTAAACATGTCAACTTAAAATATGAATAGTTATGGGAATATTTAGAAGATTAGTGCCATTGGATGGTGGGGGAGAGCCCATTCCATTTAAAATTCAAGTAACAACTACTTCGAATGGGCAAATATTTACATTACCATTGGTAAGTTTTGGTTCGTTTGCAACGGATATTGAAGTAGCTTGGGGAGATGCTACTCCCACTTCCACAATAACATCTGTAGGCGATTCTGATAGAATACATACATATGCAACCGCTGGAGTTTATACTGTTGAAATAATTGGTCAGATGCCTGGATTTAAAGTTAATAATAATGCGGCAATACGTTCACTTATTACGGGCATTATAGATTTTGGTAGAGTTGGTTTAAGAACTTTAGATTTTAACGGATGTACAAATATAACATCTATACCAGCTAGTGGCACAATGGAAGTTGGTTATAGAGGATTGAATAATATAATTTCTTTTGCGGGATTTATGAGAGGTACAGGAATAACTTCCATACCTGCTGATATATTTGATTTTTCACCATCAGCAACAACATTTAGTGATATATTTTCATTTACATCGGTAACGGCTATACCAACGGGATTGTTTGATAATTCTACAAATGCAAATAGTTTCGCATCGGCATTTAACTCATGTACATTATTGAATACATATTCTGCTAATCTATTTGCAAGTTCAACAAATGCAATTAACTTTTCATCAACATTTAGAAATTGTTTAGCATTAACATTTGCACAACAATTTACAGCAAATACCTCCGTAACAATATTTGATAATGTGTATAATATGTCAACTACATCAAACGCTTTAGATGGTAATGCACCTACACTTTGGTCAAGAAGTCCAACACCATCTGGAACTGATGCATTCAACAATTGTACAGGTTTGGATAATTTTGCATCAATACCCCTAAATTTTAAATAATATGTATTTAAGAATTATAGAAGAAAATATAGAATACCCATATAGTGTAGAACAACTTAGAAAAGATGCTTATAATGTAAGCTTTCCGGAAACTATATCCGATTCTACATTAGAAGAATTTGGATTATATAAAGTTGAATTAACTCCTAAACCAAACGATTACACAAAAAATATTATCGAAGGAACTCCCATTCTAACGGATGGTGTGTATTATCAAAATTGGATTCAAACTGATGCAAGTGAAACTGAAATAAGTGGAAGGATAATACAAAAATGGGCAGAGATTAGAGAACATAGAAGTGAATTACTTAAAGAGTGTGATTGGACAGTTTTATCCGATACACCACTAAGTAGTTCACTTGAAAATTGGAAAACATATAGACAAGAATTGAGAGATATTACATCACAAGAAAATCCTTTCAATATTATCTGGCCAAATCAACCATAAACCATCAAAAGATAATTAAAATTATATTTATACATAAATAAGGTAAAATGAAAATACATAGTCCCAGTTTCTCCGGTTCAATAACGCAAGACTTAAATAATGCTTATGCTAATTTAAGTGGTTCGTTTACCGGCTCTGTTACGGGTTCATTTACCGGAGATATTAATGTATCAGCAGCTACATTTAATGAACTGACAGTTACTCAGACTATTGATATCGGTTCTACAACTGCTAATATACAACAAATAACAGGTTCGGTTTTTATAACAGGTTCAGTAACGGTAGATGGGAATGTAAACACAATAAACGGAGGACAAGTGCAAGTGGATGGCGTGAATATATTAGATTCAGCTATCGCATTCGCAATTGCTTTAGGATAAAACATAAAATAAAAAAATGGCAAACGTATTTAAAAATAGTGTAACTGGTTCGATAGGACTGACTAATACGAAAGTATATCAGGCACCTGCTGGTACTGTTACTACTGTAATTGGTTTAAGTGTTGCAAATGTGCTTACACAAAATATAAGTGTGAATGTAACTGTAACCGATTCATCCGCTACTAAAACAAATCATTTAGTAAAAAATGCTTTGATTACTGAAGGCGGGTCTATAGTAGTAATTGGTGGAGACCAAAAAGTAGTATTGGAGGCTAATGATTTTATATCAGTAGTTTCAACTCAAGCAACATCGGCTGATGTAATTGTTTCAGTTTTAGAAATATCGTAAAGTTTTAATTAATGGCGTATAACGGCAAAGCACCTAATGGATTCAATCAACTAAGCTCAAGCTTAGTAGCACTATTTGTGAGTGGAAGTAGATCTGCGGATTTTCAACCAACTGCATCACAATTTTTCGGCAGTGTATCCTCCTCTGCTTTTTTGGGTGATGGTTCGGGTTTAACAAATTTATCAGTTGATTCATTAGGAGATATAACAACATTAAAATCCGGCTCAACTACGGCAGTTATTTCTCCAAATCAGGGATTACGAGTTAATACGGCATTAACGGTAAGAGATTTTTTAATTGTAACTGGTTCAACTACTATTGGTAGTAATTTAGTAGTAACGGGTTCAATAACAACTAATAATAATATCACTTATAATGGTGGTAGTGATTTTACAATTTCAAATAGTGGAAATGGTAATCTTATAGTTGATACAAATGGAGCAGGAAAAATATTATTACAAAGTCCAACCGAAATCACAGGCAATTCTTTAGTTACTGGAGATTTAAGAATAACTGGAACATTATCAGCTAGTTTAGTATCAACTACATTTATTACATCATCTCAGTTAAATGTATCTACTAATTTAATTACAATGAACACCGATTCTAATACAATTAGATATGGTGGTATTGCGGTAATAGATTCGGGTTCAGCACCATATAGAAGTGGTTCATTATTATTTGATTCGGTGCAAGATAGATGGATATATGTTCATCAAGCAGCTGCTGGGAATACAATAACCTCATCTATTTTAATGATGGGGCCTGAAACATATAATTCATTAGGAAGTGAAACTCAAATAACTAGAAACCGATTAACAAAAGGTTCGGCAGGACAAAGTGGTGAACATATTTCCGATTCTAATATAGAAGATAATGGTTCAAAAGTAAGAGTAAATTCAAATACAGAAATTACAGGTTCATTAATTGTTACTGGTGATAAAATAACAGTAAACGCTATTGGTGGAGATGAGGGAGGTGAAATTTTATTAGGAAAAGCAATAACCAACACAACACTTGTAGGTGAAGGTGTAACAATAGATGTTTTTCAAAATAGATTAAGATTTTTTGAGCAAGGTGGAACTGCTAGAGGAGGGTATCTTGATATATCTACTTTAACTGCGGGAGTTGGAACAAATTTAGTAACTGCGGGAACGTCGGGAACATCTGGTACATCGGGTACAAGTGGAGTTAATGGTACTAGTGGAACTTCAGGTTCTTCAGGAACATCAGCTACAAGTGGAACATCGGGTGTAAGTGGAACTTCAGGTTCTTCGGGAACATCAGGAACTTCGGGAGTTAGTGGAAGTAGTGGAACAAGTGGAACGAGTGGAAGTAGTGGAACATCAGCAACATCGGGAACTTCGGGAAGTAGTGGAACTAGAGGAACAAGTGGAACATCAGGTACAAGTGCAACATCAGGTTCAAGCGGAAGTAGTGGAAGTAGTGGTTCTTCGGGGACAAGTGGTGTAAGTGGAGCCGGTGGAACTTCGGGTTCATCAGGTACAAGTGGAACATCGGGTAGTAGTGGAACATCAGCAACGGCGGGTTCATCAGGAACTTCGGGAACTAGAGGAACATCAGGAACTTCGGGAACTTCAGCAACAAGCGGAACTAGTGGGACAAGTGGAACATCAGCAACCGCAGGTTCGAGTGGAAGTAGTGGTAGTAGTGGAACTTCGGGAAGTAGTGGAACTTCTGCAACAAGCGGAAGTAGTGGAACTTCAGGAACATCAGGTACAAGTGGAACATCAGCAACTGCGGGTTCTTCGGGAACAAGCGGTAGTAGTGGGACTAGTGGTATAAGTGGAGCAGGTGGTTCTTCGGGAACTACTGGTAGTAGTGGAACGAGTGGAACATCAGGAACATCTGCAACAAGCGGAACAAGTGGAACATCTGCGACAAGCGGAACATCGGCAACTTCGGGAAGTAGTGGTAGTTCTGGTATTACTGGAGCAGGTGGAGGAAGTGGTTCTTCGGGAAGTAGTGGAACAAGTGGAACATCTGCAACTGCAGGTAGTAGTGGAACGAGTGGAACTAGAGGGACAAGTGGAACTTCAGGAACAAGTGGTATAAGTGGAGCAGGTGGTTCTTCGGGTCTGACTGGTTCTTCGGGAACTTCGGGAACGAGTGGAACTTCAGGAACATCAGCAACTGCGGGTAGTAGTGGAACGAGTGGAACTAGAGGGACAAGTGGAACTTCAGGAACATCAGCAACTTCGGGAACGAGTGGAAGTAGTGGAAGTAGTGGTTCATCGGGAGCACAAGGAACTTCAGGCTCAGCAGGAACTTCGGGAACAAGTGGAACTTCGGGAACAAGCGGAACATCCGGCACCTCAGCAACAAGCGGAACATCGGGAACATCAGCAACAAGTGGAAGTGGTGGTAGTAGTGGAACGAGTGGAACTAGAGGAACATCGGGAACTTCGGGAACGAGTGGTGTGAGTGGAGCATCTGGCTCAAGCGGAAGTAGTGGAACATCGGGAACAAGCGGAACATCAGCAACTTCGGGAACAAGCGGAACATCCGCAACTTCGGGAACGAGTGGTTCATCTGGTACAAGTGGAACATCGGGAACTTCAGCAACGAGTGGAACATCAGCAACTTCGGGAACAAGCGGAACATCAGCAACTTCGGGAAGTAGTGGTGTAAGTGGAACTTCAGGAACTTCGGGAACGGGTGGTAGTAGTGGAACAAGTGGAACTAGAGGAACATCAGGAACTTCGGGAACTTCAGCAACATCAGGAACTTCAGCAACAAGCGGAACTTCCGGTTCATCTGGTACAAGTGGGTTATCGGGAGCAACAGGTTCATCGGGAAGTAGTGGAACATCGGGAACTTCAGGAACATCTGCAACAAGTGGAACGGGTGGAAGTAGTGGAACTTCCGGAACATCAGGAACATCAGCAACAAGCGGAACTTCAGCAACGAGTGGAACGAGTGGAACTTCAGCAACTTCTGGAACAAGTGGAACTAGGGGGACAAGTGGAACTTCGGGAACATCCGGAACAAGTGGAACATCGGCAACATCAGGAACTTCGGGAACATCAGCAACATCAGGAACTTCGGGAGCTAGTGGAACAAATGGAGTATTATCATTAACAGGAGCAACTGATAATGGTTTAATAACATTAAATGGAACGGCACCAAATGCAACAGTTGAAACTAATTTAACATTCGATGGAGCAACACTTACATTAACAGGTGACCAAATCGTAAGAGCAGCGGCAACACAAGATGGTGTAAGATTAGTTGGTAGAGCAGGTGGAACTGGAAACTTCAGAGTAAGTATTACTCCTGAAACTTTATCGGCAGATAGAACCCTAACTCTTGCTAATGGTAATACTACCTTAGTAACGGGAACGATGGTTTCTACTACGAGAACTATCACAATAAATGGAACTACAAACCAAGTAGTTTCATCAGCAGGTGGACAAGATTTATCATCAAATAGAACTTGGACATTATCCCTACCACAAAATATTCATACAGCAGCAACTCCAACATTTGGTGGATTAACTCTTTCGGGAGCACAATCTATAACAGGTGGTGGATTAACTATAAGAACTGCGGCAACGCAAGATGGTGTAATAATAGCAGGTAGAGCAGGTGGAACGGGTACTTTTGATGTAACAATTTCTCCAACAACTCTAACCGCTGATAGAACTTTAACATTAGCAGATGGTAACACTACTTTAGTTGGTGGAACAATGCTTACAACGGCTAGAAGTATATCTACAACTGGAGGTATTACGGGTGGAGGTGATTTATCAGCAGATAGAACATTCACAATTGCAGATGGTGCATTAACAAACGCTAAATTAGCAAACTCATCTATAACCGTAACTGCGGGAACTGGTATGAGTGGAGGTGGTGCAGTATCATTGGGTGGAACTGTAACATTAACAAACGCGGGTGTAACTTCAAATGTAGCAGGAACAGGTATTAGTGTAAGTGGTGCTACGGGAGCAGTAACAATTACGAATACGGGTGTAACATCTTTAACAGGAACATCGAATCAAATTTCAGTAAGTGCTGGAACGGGAGCTGTAACATTATCAACTCCTCAAAATATTCATACGGCAGCAACACCCACATTTGCTAGACAAACTTTAAGTGGAACGCCAACCGTATGGAGTGCAACAACTCCTGGTACAGGAAATGGTGATTTACATTTAGGTTCTGCGAGTGGAACAGCTAACGCTGGTTTTGCAATAACTTTTGGAGCAAGAGATGCAAGTTCGGGTGGAAACGGTCAAGCGGGTATCTATATTAACTCAGATGGTTCATACGGTACAAGAATGTATATCGCTACAACCGATTCATATGCTACTGGTGCGAGAACTGCAATCAGTATTAATGAAGGTGGTGCCGTTAGTATAATAAGAAGCGGATTAACATTATCAGCAGATTCAACATCAATATCATTCTCATCTGCAACTGGAGCTAAAACAATATCAACAGGTGGTTCAACCGATTTATTTTTAAGTCCAGGCGGTAATGTAAGAATTGGAACTGCTGGAACATCTGTAGCAGCTAAATTGCAAGTTGGTGGTGATATTAGAGCAACGGGTGAAGTTGTAGCATACGCAGCATCTGATAAAAATCTAAAGGATAATATCCAAAAAATAGAATCTCCATTAGAAATTATTTCTAAAATAGGTGGTTATACATTTGATTGGAATAAAAATCAACAAACATATACAGGCAAAGATTACGGAGTAATTGCACAAGAAATTGAGGAAGTAATGCCTGAATTAGTAATTACTCGTGAAAGTGGTTATAAGGCAGTTAATTACGAAAAAATTATACCTTTATTGATTGAATCCATAAAAGAGCAGCAGAACGCCATAGTAGCCCAACAAACTGAAATTAAAGAGTTAAGAGAAGTAATAAACAACATTTTAAATAAGTAATACTTATCTAAAGTGATGTTAATATTGAATAATAAAGTTTAAAAACAATGGGTTTAATTCCTGCTACCGGTTCGGAAATTGCTATGGGAAAGGTATATAGGGCATTTGGTCTATCGGCTGGATATCCTCCTGCGGCTAATACGAACATTGGATTAAACAATACACCATCCGGCGGTGGAACATCTATTGGGCAGAATAGAAACTTAGGATTAGGTCAAACTAATTTAGTTATAGGTGCTGAATCTGAATTGAGTATTAAATTCGGAGGTATTACAACACCACAAGATTATCCATAAAATGTTTGGTAATATCAGATATTTTTCGTATATTTGTTAAAATGTTTTGTTATGAAATTAAGTTACAAAGAATCTATGTCCGAATATGAATTAAAAAACATAGTTTGGAATGGAATTGACTACGATAAAAGAAAACTTATTAGATTTGTTGAAAAATACGAATATCTAAAAACTCTTGCTGAAACGGATGAAGTAAAAGAAGAAATCCAAATAATGGATGGAATACTTAAATCCCACAACTCTGATAATCTTCAGAAACTCTTACAAAACGATTTAGAATATAGTAGATGGGCTACTATAGAAAGATTAGCAAGAAAAGTATCCACCGAAGTTCTTTTGGATGGAAAATACTCTAAACATACTTTTGAAACCATAAGTAATTTACCAATTGTAGATTATAAATTAATAATTAGACGTTCTAAGGAACTAATTAATATCATTAACGAAACAATTGCTGAAGCTGAAATGGATACATCTAAAATACCTGGTGTAAAATGAGTATCTACAAAAACACTTTATGGCAAGGGTTACCAACATCGGTAGCTATATTAGTTCCGAGTAAAGATACGGTATATTCTCACTTTGCTTATTCATTAAGTAATTTGGTTAAGACAACTACACAAATGGGAATTGAAACTCATTTGTTTTTTGATGCTTCAACTATTCTAATAAATCAAAGAGAAAGTTTAATCAAACAGGCAATAGAAGTTGGAGCAGAATGGGTTCTTTGGTTAGATAGTGATATGATGTTCCCACCAACCACCCTATTAAGGTTACTATCACACAATCAAAATATTGTGGGGTGTAACTATATGAAAAGAACATACCCCTTTAAATCGGTTGCATATACCGATACAAGCGATTGGGAAAGTTGGATACCCATACAATATTCAGATGAATTGGTAACTGCTGAGGCAATGGGAATGGGTTGTGTATTAATGAGGACTGAAATATTCCAAAAATTACAAAAACCATACTTCGAATACACATATCAGCCAAAAACAGAAGATTGGGGAGGTGAAGATTTTACTCTATTTAAGAAATTAAATAAATTGGGTTATGAGTTAAAGATAGATATGAATTTAAGTAATGAAATAAACCATATTGGAACTTTTGCCTATGGTAGGACCGTATCTACTAATGAGGTTAAGAAAAAAGAGTGGAAATCTAAAGAAAATAAGAAAAAAGATTTGGAAAATACTAAATAATTTCGTATCTTTACCAATATTTTATGATAACTGACCAATTTTACATAGAAAACTTTATAACAACCAATGAAGGTGTGGATATACCATTCAGATGGACACATGGAGCTACTATAAAGCACATGGGTGATGGATTATTGGTATATTCTATCATTCAACATATGAGAGCAAAGGTTTGTGTGTGTATTGGGAGTGGTGGAGGGTTTATTCCACGCATTATGACTCAAGCGAGGATGGATTTGTGGGAACAACAAATATTTGAAGGAAGTAATGATAAGAATTGGGGAGATATTGGAACAACTTACGTTGTTGATGCTTGTAATGGAGTTGGTGGTAAATCTGATATAGAAGATGAGAGTTCTTTGTTTAGAAGTGCGTTTCATCCACGATTTATAAAAGAAACATCTGAAAAGGCATACTATGATTTCTTTGTTAAGCAAGATATTAAGATAGATGTTCTTTTTATAGATGGTGACCACTCATATGAAGGTGTTAAGTTGGATTTTGATTTATATTCAACGATGCTTTCAGATAAAGGTATTATAATGATACATGATACTGATGAATCTTATGAAAATAATTTAATTGTATCTGAAGATTCTAAAAAACATTGGGATAAATTTGATGGACCTGCTAAATTGATAAAAGAATTGGCTGATAATAAAGATTGGAATATAATTAACCTTTTCAATCATAAAATATTACCAAATAAACCTTCATCAACCGGTATAACTTTATTGAATAGAAAATGATAAGATTAGTTACTGTTATTGGACATGGTGTGGAATTATTACCACATTTTATTTCTCACTACACAAAATATGTAGATGAGATTTGTATTGTTACTTATAATTCAGAATTACATCCAAATATAGATGATGAAGTTAGAGCAATAACCGATAATCTATTTAATGTTAAGATTGTGGGAACGACAAGACATAGAATATTTGATTGGGAGGAAGTTACCAAATTATATAATCAGGCTACTTCTAAATATGGGGATGATTGGTGGGTTATTGCAGATATTGATGAGTTTCATTTATATCCAAAGGATAATCTCAAAGAAATGGTTAGTGATTGTGATAGAAGAGGATGGGATGTAGTTAGAGGTGGCTTTATTGATAGAGTTGGTAAAGATGGAACATTTCCTCACATAACCGATGAATTTATTTTTAAACAATTCCCAATGATGGGATTTTTTAGATATCCGATGAGTGGGGCTTGTCCAAATAAGATTTGTGTAAAGAAAGGATATGTTAAAATAACACCCGGTCAACATTACGCTGAATTTGATGGGCATACTACTTGGAGATGGCAAGGTTGGAATCATCCACTAATAGCACCAATAGATGAGTATTCAGTTCAAGTCCATCACTTTAAATGGGATGCTAGTTGTATAGAAAGAATACAAAAGGTAGCTGATATTGGACAAGAATATGCATACTCTGATGAGTATAAAAAGATGTATGAAGAATTACGAAAATCTAAATTTTTGATAGATATATATAAGAATGAATTTATGTTTGAGAATTCCTCAATAGCGGAATTTCGCAGATATAGAGCTTGGAACAAATTAATAAAAAAAATAGTATCGTTATGACAGAAGAAGAAATGTTATTAGAACAAAGGAAAGTTAAAGCATTAGAAAAAATTGCTAATTCCTTAGATGCACTTACCATCTGGTTTGAAGAAATTGATAAAGATGAGTGGAGTGAAAGAATGCAGTATTATCTATTTGAGTGGCACAAATCATTCAAAAATACTGAAGAGTAATAAGTTATGGCTAAATTAGGTGTAATAGTTCCCTATAGAGATAGGTATAAACATTTACTTAGTTTCAAAAAAAGTATTATAAAACATTTAAACGCAGCTGGTATTGAGTTCGAACTAATTGTAGTGGAACAAGATGGTGGAACTGCATTTAATAGAGGTAAACTTCTAAACATCGGTTTCCTAACCGCTGAGAAACTAAATTGTGATTATGTTGTATTTCACGATATAGATATGTTGCCGGTGGAAGTTGATTACAGCTTCTCATCGGTGCCATTGCACCTAGCCACAAACTTTGTATCTGAATCAAAAACTAAAAGAACACTATTCGATGAATATTTTGGAGGTGTTACTTTATTTCCTGTAGATTTGTTTAGACGTATAAACGGATACTCAAATAACTATTGGGGTTGGGGATTTGAAGATGATGATTTACTCTACCGTTGTAAGTTGAATGGAATTCCGTTAGAAGAGAAAGAAATAAAAAACGTTGGTGGTAATACAGCTGCATTAAAGTTTAATGGTAACAATGCATATGTTAAAGGTAAGAATGTAATTAACGTTAGGAGACCTTTAACTATATTTGTTTCGTTTTCACCAAATGAAACTGTTTTAAATTACAAAAAAGATAAAGATATCTATGGTGTGGTTGGTATACCTGGTTATGATTTATTAATATCATATAGTTCGTATAAGAGATACAACTTTGAAATTTTTGATAATGAAAACGAAGTAATATACATAAGTACGGATATTAAACCTCATTATAAAACAAACGTAGCTATAACAATAGACCCAACTAAGAAACATATAATTATGTATCAGGATGGTGAGTTTGTTAAACGATTGATGTATAAAACTCCTTTATACAATTACATCAGAGAACCATATTTTTATTTAGGTTGTGCAGACCCATTAAGAACTGATGATGAAAAAATGTTCAATGGGTTAATCAATTCAGTAGCAATTTATGATGAGGCTTTAGAGCCTGATGAAATATTTGATATTAGTAATAACAAATACTTTGGGTTAACTCAAAATTTTAAAGATTATAAATCAGCACATAAATTAAAATTATATTATGATGCTAAATTCATTAAAGATTATAAATTGATTGATTTGAGTGGAAGGGGTAATGATGGTGAAATTGTAAATTGTGAAATGGTTGGATATGATATTGAAGATAGTAAATTAATAGAAGTTCCTTTCAGAAGAGAATGTACTTTTAAGTTACTAGCGCATGCTGAGAATGGATATACCAATAATGAGTGGAGAGAAAAAACAACCAGATATAATCAATTAAAATTTCAAAACGAAGTAAGTAAAGGACATATTGATACAAACGAAGAGGGTTTAAATAATTGCTATTTTACAGAGCATTCTAGAACAAAAGTTAATAATCAAACACATATTATAGTAGGCTTATGAGTCACAAGTTAGGTATATGTATTCCTTATAGAAACAGACAAAAACATTTGGATGAATTAATTCCTGCGTTAACGGAGCATCTAAATAAGAAAGGAATCGAACATGCTTTTTATATAGCACATCAAACGGATGATAAGTTATTTAATAGAGGTGCTATGAAGAATATAGCAGCTAAGCACGCGTTTGAAGATGGGTGTGATTACATAGCTTGGCATGATGTTGATATGATTCCATCGGATGATTGTGATTATAGTTATCCCGAAGAGATACCGATTCATATAGCAACTAAACTTTCAAAGTATAATTATGGAATGTCTTACCCTGAATACTTTGGTGGTGTTATTCTTTTTACAAAAGAACAAGTAGAAAAAACCAATGGTTACTCAAATGA